CTTGCCTCTTTTACCGGACGTTTTTCACGCCATTCGTCAATTCTCGCTATTATCAATCCGGAAACATCTTCATCCGCTTTGGCTTCCCTCACAATCTTGCCAATTTGGTTTTTAGATGAGTTTATATAATTGAAAGCATAAACACCTTCATAGTCAGCTACGAACCGCTCATATTCAGGTGTCATTCCCGGTTCATTGCCTATTTCCTGATTTGCTTCTATCTGCACGGCATCAGCATAGGCCATGAAAATAGAAAGCATATTTTTCTCTATTGATTCGGGCATCCTTGCATAATAATCATTCAGCCATTCCATGAAATCATTCGTCATGCCATGTATTATATATTTTTTTACCGCTCTTGTTATCGCAATATTTTCCATGCCGACTATTCGGGACACAGCATCCTCAAAAAGCCGCTTATTCACTTCCGCAAGTCTTTTTCTACCCTGTATGGAGCGAGTTTGTGTTGGTGTTATAACACTTTTTTTGAATTCATCATAACCTTCTCTTACATCCTTATCCTTTAATAATTCATTAAATATATTTTTTTGAGGATTATAATATATCCTTTCTGTTCCATCTGGTTGTTTTTCTTGAATAATATTTGCCTTTCCTGCTGATTCAACTGGTATCATATTTAGCGGTACATAATATTTTTCTCCGCCTTTATAAGGATTTTTATCTTCAAGTTCTCTAATGTCGTTCGGGGATAAAGACGCATTATTAAACATCTTGCTATAAAATTCTCCCCGTGCTGTTGTATCACCCCTGAGAAGCCCATCTAAAACATGTTTTGTGAAATATTTTCCTCTATCGCCTTCGGGTAACAACTCATAATCCGCTTTCTGTTCCCAATAAATTATATCGGAAAGCAGTGTATCAGTCACAAATTCGATTGATAAATGTTCTATATTTGAATATGTTGCTCTGTCTAAAATCCAAACTTTTGTGGGTGATATATCAAAAATTCCACAAATATCAACATCCTGATATTTTCTTGTTTCAAGGAATTGTGCATCATCGGGCGGTATGCTTATCTGTTGCCATTCCATACCCTCCTCAATCACAAACATTCCGAGAATATTTTCACCTGATATTTGTTCTTTCACGCTTTTTTTTAGATTATCTCTTGCCGAATCACTTAATTTATTCGGATGTCTTAAAAGACCTGTTGCTTTGGCTGTGTTGCCAAAAAACTTTGACCCAAACCTTTCAGTTGCTTTTGCGAGACCGAGACATTCCCGCTCCTGCGATATTTTTGAAAGCCCTACTAATCCATCAATAGAAAAATCCCGTAAATGCCATACGTCTTTTTCTTGAAATATTTTTGTGCTGCCATTTTTATAAGTATACTCATAAACCATCCTGTTTTTTATTATTTCAACTTTCATTCGGTCAGGCATGAATGGCCACAATTCAATAATCTGTCCCAGCCCATTTCTTATTATCTGTGCATAGGCATTGCCCCATAATAGATAAGAGCCTTGCATTGCCCGTCTGAAATCCATTGCCGTCATAAGACGGTTTGCTCTTGTATGAATAACACTCTGCAAATGATGATCCGGCGCTTTTTCCTTTCCACCGCCCGGAAGATATTGGTAAACATTATACGGTAGCGAAGCCAAAGTCTTTGAAATCTTATTAACACATTTATAAACTGTTGTTATTTGAAGCGAATTCTCGCATGTTATTTTCTGTCCCGCTCTCGTATGTCCTGATGGCAATTCATCTCCGGCTAAGAATTCGGCATTATGCCCAGCCCATTCATCTGTCCTTTTCTCATATATTCCTCTTAAAAATCCCATATTATTACCTTGCTGTTAATATTCCAATTATCAATACTATAAAACCACAAACTGTATAAGCTATCCAGGGTCGAAAAAGATATAATCCTATAAAAAGTGAAATAAGACCGATAATAGCCACTATCTCGCTTTTTTCTATTAGTTTTTTCATACTTTACCATTTCTTTATATTTCTAATTAAATATTTTTATGTTCTTTTAAAGCTTTTTTAATTCCTCTTATAAAACCAACCCCAAAATGGTAAATGCAAAACAATCCAAAAGCTAATAAGCATATCCATAAAATCAAATAGATTGTAAAATAAAAATATTCACTCCACATTTTTTCTCTTTTCTTTAATAGAAGTTCATACCATTATCAAGCCCCTTTTATCATAAACACTTGTTTTGCCCTGTTCCCTGCCAAGCCTTTCCAATGCCATGATAAGCGCAACAATACCGTCTATCTTGCCCTGTGAATTTTTCTTATCCGGTTTATAGTTTCCGGCTTCATCAATTTTCACAACCACATTATCCATCATCCATCTTAATAACGGATTGCCTCCGTGATGAATCAAACCTTTTAATACACGACCCTCAAAATCTTTGACCGATGCTGCCATGCTTGTGAAACCCATTCCCATTGTTGCAACATCTGTAATTCCCGCAAGCTCATCCTCAAGTTCCATTGCAAGTTGGTATCCTTGAAATAGCCTGTCAATATTCATGCTCTGTATATTGAATTTCTCAGCATCCTTGATTACTTGTTTTTTTACAAAGGCATAATCTATTGCATCCCCAGGTGTTGTTTTTAAAAATCCCTGTTCTTTCCACAATTTATATTGATTTTGAAATTTATTGCTTGAATCGTTTAACCGTTCCTCCGGACACCAGAAACGGCACAGCACATCAACATCATTTGAATCATCATAAGGAAAAACAAGAACCCATGCTGTTATATCACTAACAGCCGATAAATCGAGACCGCCATAACAAATATTCCCTTTGAGACTTTCCTCTTCCACTTTTCCCTTACCCTTATCCCACATTGCCATATCAATCCATCTTACTGACTGCTGTGTCCATTGATTTAATCTTAACCGCCTGAACGTGTTCTGTTTCGCCGGTATTTCTTTGGCTTCTTTATATGCTGTTCTTACTTTATCTATATTAATTATTTTATCGAGACTTGGATTAACTTTATACCAATTTTTTTCGCTCTCCCAATCCTCTTTTTCTGGCAGACCATAAACAACCGAGTAGAAATGCGGATCTTCTATTATTCCCTTTCTGACTTTCTCCGCATATTGATGAACTTCCCAACATATTGATTCCCTGTCATATCCGGCGGTCGTAATCGCAAATATAAGCGGTTGCAATCTTGCATCGCCCGCCCCTTCGGTTAAAACATCCCAGAGGTCACGTTTCTGTTGTGTATGTAGTTCATCAAATATTACGCCGTGTGTATTAAAACCATGTTTATTTGGTACATCGGCACTTAAAACATGATAAAAACTATTCGGAGGTACCACTATCCTTTTTCTTGAATCTATTATTCGGCATCTTTTATAAAGTGCAGGATTGTACCGTACCATCTGGGCGGCGACATCAAACACTATCGCTGCCTGATCCCTGTCTGATGCTGCGCTATAAATTTCTGCACCTGGTTCACGGTCTGCAAATAAAAGATATAGGGCAACCGCCGCTGCAAATTCGCTCTTGCCGTTCTTTTTTGGTATTTCCATATACCATTTTCTAATTATCCGATAACCGTTTTCATCTATTGTGCCAAAGACTTTTATAACAGCCTCTCTTTGCCAATCGAAAAGTATAAATGGTTTGCCCGCCCACTTGCCTTTTGTATGTTTCAATTGTTGAATAAAATCAATCGCATGGCGAGCTCTGTCTTCGGATTTCAGAAAATCATAATTTATGCTGTACATAGATTTATTCTTTATTATTCAAATATTTTTATATCTATTAATTTATTATTCTTAAATCTTTTATCCATTTTAAGAATTTTATCTATAAATACTTTATTCGGTAAAATATCTTTACTGATTTTATCTGTTCTTGAAAAAATGCCAACACCATCCCATCTTGTGCCATTATTTACTCTATAAGAAATAAGCTTTCTTAACATTTCTTCCTCCTTTTTTTGATGGGGCTGAAGTTGCCGGCTATAGGCTCACCACACCTACTGCTTCAGCCCCGCAGCACATCTGGGATGGCTGACTATGTTCCTGTGAATCCCAAAATATTCTCCATCGGGTCTTTTAATTTCTTCTTTATTCCAGTCTGCAATTTCGGTCGTGCTGCCGGTGATAAGCCAAGTTCTGTTGCAAATTGGCGTAATTGTTGTAAGGTCAGTCTTGCCTCTGCTATTGAAGGGTTCATATCTCTCGAAGTATAGGTTAAATTGCCCTTTTTCCCATAATGTTCTGTTTCGAGATACATCCCATGCTCTTTTATGTCCAATTCCAGCCGTATCCATCTGTCGTACATCTGGCAGTATGATGCAATGTTCGCCATATCCAATAATGAGATTATCCCGACTTCCTCAAGCTCTTTGGTTATCCTTGTCCATTCTATCTTAGCAAGATCAGATAAATGCGGTGGACAAGGCGGAATTACTATCTCAGGCTCAGGTTCAAGCTCATTTAGCGGTCTCCTGCCCGGATTATCTTCAAGTTTCTTTATTTTTGTTGGTTTATTCTTTCTTCCCGGCATTATTTTTACCAAATTTATTATATATTGAACATACGCATACATAAAATTTCAAAAAGCAATATGTTTAGGA